GACGCTGCAGACACACCCATATAGATTACGAAGATGTTACCTGTTCCGCTTGACGGTGCTGCAGTAAAGGTGAGTGTTGTACCGTCTGGCACAGTGAACGCATCAACACTTTCCTGTACGACACCATCTACAGATACAATAATATCTTCTTGAGTTACCGTCTGGTTCAGAGTAAACGTGGTTGTAGACCCGTCACCATTAAACTCTTGGGTAGCAGGTCTAGCCTGAAAACTTGCAGTGATAGGATTACCAATGAGGGGCATGGGCTATTCCTTATGTACTAATTGAGTCAACAACAGAGACCCAAACATCTGCGCTGCTTGCGGTATCGGACTGTACCTTTAGTACGTCACTGGATTGCATTACAATCTTTGCACCACCATCAAGTAACTGTAGTGCCGAACCTGCAGGAATCGGTGCTGTCTTTACGATGTAATAGTCATTTGACCCATCGTTAATAAAGACATCTACATTGATTTGGCTGGTGGTTGTATTAGCAACATTGATACCAACAAGAGCATCATCGGAATTTGCAGTACGTAGCGTAGAAGCTGACGTGCCTACATTCCTTGCAATGTTTCTTTCAAAATCCTGTGCCATGATTTCTCCTGAATACGAGTTACTTAATTATACCATATTTATGTTTATTTGTCAAGCACTAAAGTGCAATTGCCATAGCCACTGCAAAACCTGCTGTAGCACCTGTTGATAGATTAGTTAGCTGTGAGCCATCAACTGCTGGCAGTCTAGCTGACCCATCAAGTTGTACTACATTGTTTGCACTTGTACCTACAGTCTGTGTAGCGGCTGTACCCAAACCAAGTGTAGTGCGCTGCGCTGATGCATCTGCATCATCTAACAGTGCCTTACCTGCCGCTGTTAAATCATATACGGCTGCTGTACCAGAACCAGTAAACTGGATACCCTTATCTGCTGCAGATGTCAGACCAGCAAGTGCAGCAAGTTCTGCGTCATATGCTTGTACGTCACTTCCAATAGCTACACCTAAATTTGTACGTGCAGCAGAAGCAGTGCTTGCTCCTGTACCACCTGCGGCTACAGGCAAGTCACCTGAAGACGTAACACCTGACAGGTCAATAGTAGGTGTAGTCAGTGTTTTGTTAGTTAGGGTTTGTGTAGCTGTTGTACCCACAATCTCCTGATTACCACCAGCAGGTAGGGTCAGTGTGTTTGTTACACCAGCAGAGTGAGGTTGCGCTTGCAGTGTCTGTGCATGTGCGTTACTAGACTCACAATAAAAATTTACTTTTGCTACACTTCCTGTGCCTGTACGTATATCAATCAAACCATCAGATATAGACACACCGCCTGATGAACCATTACCATCAAGGTTTACTACACCAGTTCCGTTTGGTAAGATGTCAATGTTACCATTAGATGTAGATACAATATCATTACCATTAACATCTAAATCACCGCCAAGCTGTGGGGTTGTATCCGCAACTACATCTGTAATACCGCCAAGACCAGATGACAGATTAGCAAGTGATAATTTTTTAAGCGCACTAGCACTAGCATCATGAATTAGAATTGTATCATTGGTTGTGTCTAGTCCTGAAGTAATAGCAGTTTGACCACTAATTACATTAGCATTAACCATTGCTGTTTCAACAGCATCGTTAGCAATAGTTACTGCACCAGCACTGCTAATAGTAACATCACCAGACACAGCAACTGGATTAAAGTTTGTACCATCAGCTACCATGATATGACCAGAGGTGTTTGTACCCATAGTAATATCATCACCAGTTACAGTAAGGTCTCCCGTAACAGTTAGGTTATTGCCTATAGTTACATTATTAGGCAATCCAATAGTAAGTGTTTGACCAGAAGCAGTTGTTTCAATTTCATTAGTTGTACCAGCAATAGTCAGAGACTGCGAATCTAAGTCAATAGCACCTGTACCACTGTCACCTGCAATATCTAAATCTTCTGCAGTAATCTGTGTGTCTACATAATCTTTGACAGCAGCAGATGTTGGTATTGTTGTATCATTGTCATTTGAACCAATACCCTCTGACTCTAATACTATTGTAGCAGCTTTAAAGTTGTCTACTTCAATATTAGACAGAGTATTGTTGTCAGCATCAATTGTTTTATTAGTAAGTGTTTTTGTTGTGGCTGCAAGATACGTATCAAATGTATCTACAGTAGTTTGACGCATAGTTCCTGCGTCATTGGTTACAATACCATCTCCACCTGCTACAGCAGTTGTACCAGCAGAAGTACCACCATCCATTAAGTTTAGTTCTGCTGCCGTAGCTGTAATGGCTGTGCCGTCATAATTAATTGCATCTACATAAGCAGTACCATCAATATATAAATCTTTCCATTCAGCAGAGGTGCTACCAATATCTCTGGTATTATCACCATCAGGAATGAGGTCAGCACCTAACGTGCCTGACACAAGAACATTGCCAGACAGAGTTACTGTGCCAGCAATGTTAGCTGCACCTGCTAAATGTAAGTCTTTAAATTTAAGAGAGGAAGAACCAATATCAACATCATTGGTAGTGACAGGAACAATGACACCATCCTGAAATCTAACTTGTTCTGTTGTAGTGCCAGATACATCAACAAAGACACCAATGCGATTATTGGTATCATCAACAACAACTTTGTTAATAGGTGTAGCAACACCGGGGTCTCCAATTAAACCAATAACTGGACCTTCAGCCGCAGTGCCATCATGCTTGTGACCTGTCGTATTACTAAATACATTGACTAGCTGGTTGAACTCGTCATTACTGTCGGCAGCATTGATAATGTCGCCATCAGTAAATGAGGACTGTCTGGTATAACCTGCCATTAGCGTCTTGCTCCTACATCAAATTCTAGCTGAAAACCCTTCAGCGAATATGGGGCTGATACCCCTCTATCATTAACCCTTAACGCCACAGCAAATCCCGAACCTTCAATCGGTTGCCTGACCAATGGGTTTGACTGTCCACCATATGTTGCCGTTCCATATACTGATGTACCATATACAGCCACAACAGTGGCAGTGTCAAACGGATACGCAGCAGGACGTGGTACTTGTGGTGACTCGTAGTCATATCTTACAAACAGGTCTGCATTAACAGCAGCTTCAGGTGCATAGTTAATAATTATACGCTGAAAGTTCTTACGAATACCTGCATCACCTAGTGATAAGTCAGGAGACCTGTACTTACCTGTAATGGTATTTCCATCAAAGTCATTGCCGCTTTCTTGACGATATACATAACCATCATATTCGCCATGTAAAACTATAGATTCGCCTTGGTCTACAATAAAGTCTGTACTACTTGGTCTTATACCACGAAGGTCTGCAAACTCATATGCTTGTTTTCTAACTGCTATAACACCTGTTGTATTAGCACGTGTTGTATTTGCATTAGAAAAGAATATGCGATACTGTGTTTTATCAGGTAGAACTACACTGTCAAATTCATCAACGTCAGTTAGTCCTTCAAACCTTGGCTGCACCTGTCGGCTAATTGTACCAAGTTCAACGTCACCAATCTTCTCTGTACCAGCAACAGTACGCAGTCCATCTGGACCAAGGAAGATAATGTCACCACCAACTTCCTGAATAGTATGTCCGTTAACACAACCTATTTCACGTGTAACAGGTAACACTTGGAAGTCTGCTATGGTATTGCCGACTAATTTAAATATACGTTCTTCACAGAATATAAACAGTTGGTCACGAAACGGAAACAGTCCAGTAATATTACTGTCTACATTTATTGTACCTGCACCATTAGCTGTACTAAAATCACTATCCGTAAATGGTGCTGTAAAAGTTATTGCCTGTGGTGTAGCAGACATACCAGCAAAAAATAGTGCGTCTTTAAATCCTACTACAAACTTTGGGTCAGCAGGTGCGCCTGTTGCGTTGAGGTCAGTAACAGTAGTGCCATCATACTTGGTCGCATTATTTGCACCATCGGCCCACACGATAAAATCTGTGCCAGCCAAATTGTAACGGAAGTGTGTATATTTACCAGCACTGGTTCTACCTGTATCAATTTGTGTCCAACTACCTGTCTTGCCAGCTTCGTGTATTTTAGTTCCACGGGCTGCAATAACCTTACCGTTAAAGTAAGCAGACATTAGCACTTTTTCACTAGCACTAGCATCCTGTGGTACAATATTACTATTCCACTTTGTATAGCCAGAAATGCGTCTGTATCCACCTTTAATGTCTGGCTCAAAGTTCTGCAACTCAAGTGCCATACCCGGTTGCATTTCAAAGGTAGATAGGTCTAGTACCAATCCTCCAGAACAGGCAAAGGCGAATGGGTTTAATCCTGATTCGTCTGCCATGTGTCACCTAAAATGCTGCTATGTTAATGCCGTATCTCTGTGAGTGCGGTATATAAGTTGACCTTACGTAGTCTGCTCTATTTAGCAGTATAGACTGCATGTGCTTAATACCTTCTTCAAAACGTGAGAAGTTTATACCATACTGCTGCGCTTCACCACGATACTGATAGGCATATGCGGTAGCACCATCTACAATTACCTGACGAAACTGTTCTGGAACTGTAGGTGCATCTGTTGCTGCAGATAAAGCTGTAGGTTTATTAAAGTGTTCATACTTTAAAGTATATGCTTTGTCAGGATATGGATATAAACCATAATTATTATCTGGTGTGCGGAATACATAAATAGGAACACCACCTACATCAGACGTAGTTTCTTGATCTATAAATCTATCTACATATTCTTTGTAGTCAAGCACACGTAGTGTTGTACCAGCTACACCAAGAGTATTATCTTTTGATATTCTAAATGTTTCATAATCAACATGTGTTGCGTCAGTTGGAATACTATAACGTGTTTGACTTGCTACTAATGTTTCTGTTTTTGTAGCATGAGAAAAGGGCCAACCAAACTCACGTTGATTAATATAATTAACGGCATCGTTTACTGCGTTCTTACACTGCACTTGAAAGCCACGTGCGCCAGACACAAAATTAGAGGTAGTTAATTCTACCTCATTCATTCGTGCTAACACTTCGTTTGTCAAGCCTAAGTAATCGTATGCCATATTAAATCCTTAAAGAGTAAGTAGGGGCAAGTTGCCCTGCCCCCACTATAGATTACTTATGCGAGTGTATCACGGTCTACTTCGTCAGCAGTCAATGAACCGGGGTCATCAACATCCATGCAGACAGCAAACATGCGGATTTTACCACCTGTTGTTGTGCCTGTCATTGCTTGAATTTCAATGTCAATGGTATCTGAAGTGCCGCCAATAAGAACAGGAGTTTGTCCTGCCTTAAAAGCATAATCACCTACAGATGCGCCATCAAAATCAAAGCCGTCAACAAAGTTATCAAGGTCTCCGCCTGTGATACCAAAGTCAAAATCTGTGTCAGTTGAAGTACCTGTATGAGCAGATGTTACTTCAAAACCAGCACACATAATGAGGGTATTCGCAGGAATAGTCAAACCCGGAATAACATCGTTAGCAGCTAGGGCTGTACCTTTATCACTTGCAGCAGTAGCAAAGTTTAACTCTGCTGAAAGCAAGTAAGGCTTACGACCACGAGCATCATTTCCACGTGCTACGGAAGTAGTATTATCACCAAGAGCCATAATTCAATCTCCCTTTCTTACACGAGGTTAAACTTAGCATTAACAAGAGCCTCTGGACGAAGAATCTTACGTCCGTAGAGATGCATACCACGAACAATGTCAGCAAAGCTGTCAGGGTCACGATATGTTTCTGTCTTGTTAATCTGTTCTGCAGTAGCAACAGCAGATGAATGTCCACCAACAATCACACCGTAGTTAGATGCGTTTGTACCACCAGTTGTACCAGAACCAGTACCTACTGAAGGTAGATTGTTTGAAACATACACTTGGAAGCCGTGCAGGTTATTCACAACAAGTCCGTTCTGCAGACCTGCACCACCGAAATCTGAGTTCAGAAGTTTTGAATCTTCATCCTTCAGTACCTCAATGAATACTGGGTCTACAACAAGCCAACGGCCTTGTGTATCTACGTTTTGCTGGTCTAGCTTACGAGCCATACGAGCAATAATCATGGTTGGGTTAGCATTACCTGAACCCGGTACTGCTGATGCACCCGGCAGACGTGGCTGAATGCCAATTGATGAACCTGATGAGCCGCCAAATTCGTCAGCTTCCAGTTTCATGCTTGACAGCAGTTCGTCAGTACCTGCAGTGCTTACAGCTTTAGAACCGTTAACAGTTGTATTAACTGTATCGGCTGTGCCATGAATGGCAGACTGCTTAAATCCAGATAAGTAACCAAGAACATCTTGGTCAAACTGGTCAGCCAAACGGTACGCAGCACGGTCACTTGCCAATTGCTGGAAGTTTACGTGGCTGTGTGCCTCTTCAATGTCATCAACCTTAAATGCAAAGTAGTTAGCTTTGTCAATAGTAAGGTTGAAATCTTCATCATCAAGGTCTTGCGGTGTGATTGTTGTACCACGTGCATAAGCCTTGACGGTAATTTCGGGTTCTTTGATAATCTTAACGGAATCACCCATCTGTGCAATTTCACCAAAGTAGTCGTTATTGGTGATTGCCTCAGCAACAGCAGCCTTGCGGAAAGCAAGTTGCACCTGTTTGCTGTAAATGATAGGCGAAAAATTACCGTTAGGAAGATTACCGTACCCACTAGCGGTTGAAAACGCCATAGTACCATCTCCTTATTTGGTAGTTTTTGTTGTAAACAGATACAAACGTAAGCTATTAGAGGCTGCGTTGCTTGGGTGTGTATCCTAGTAAGGTGGCCGCCCTACTCTTCAACAGGCCAAACTCTTCAGGTAATCCGTAAAACTGTGTGTTTGCATTTTGAGTGTACATCATGCGCTTAACGTACACTCTTGATTAACTATAGTTATACACAAATATAACTATTTGTCAACACTTTTTTCTTTAGGTATTTCAATAAAGTTCATGTTCATACTGAAAGACCTACGTTCTCCCTTCGTATAGAAAGGATAAACACAATGAAATAGCTGAGAGGGAAAAACATAAAAGTCACCAACCTGCGGTTTAACAACAAAGTTAGTACATGTATAACCAGATGCTGTGCCACTAGCAAACTGAATATGTCCGTTTGCTGGATGATGGTCTTTATAATCCTCTTCCCATTCCTCTTCTATTCCCTCTGGTAGTTCTAAATATCCAACACAAGATAACCTAGAGCCTGTGTGAATATGTAATGGATTGTACTCATTTTCAAACTGACGTACAAACCAACCAGAAACTATTTGTAATCCGTAGTTAAAGTTTTCAGTATCAAGTGTTTTTACTCCCATAGAGTTTCTATGTTCTGTATAGTTTTGATACTTTCCTACAAACTGGCCTAATCCTTCTTGAGCAATCTTTATGATTTCATCATCAAAT